ATCAATCTGAGATTGGCTCATTGTACCCCTTGCTTGAGAAATCAAATTTTCATCATACAAAGCTTTTGGAGCGCAATCATAACTAAATTGCATAATACATCTTCTACCTTGATTCTTCGCCCCAGGATTGAAAATCATATTTTCATAGGCTTGGTACATTTTATAGAGATACTCAAATTTGTAGGATGCGGATGATAGACCAATCATTTTATTCGACGGCCACTCCGTTCTTTCCTCTTCTGTCATTTTGCCAGCCTCAATCATGGCGTCTTCTGCGTCTTTGATTTTTTGCCTTTCCGTTGGGTTCTCTACAACCGCTAGGAACGGCATAATAACTTCATTCAATACCTTTTCTGGCATAAGCAAAAGCTCATCAATAATAATGCGCTGAAAACGAAAGCCACGAAGCTTTTCGCCGTCACCAAGTGGCAAAGCAGTAATACGACTCTTGCCAATTTGCATCGACCATTCATCGTTTGATTTGCTTACTTTACCAATACATTGTTGAAACAATTCCGCTTTCTTGTCTTGTGCTATATCTTCAATCTTACGAAAGATCATCTTAGACTGACGGAACGATTTTGAAATGATTCCAATATGTACACCCTGATTTAACATCGCGTCCAGTAAAGCAAAAATGCCAGTAGAAAAAGACTTAGACATACCACGAGACCAGATTCCCAAAAAGTAATCATTCTCCATCATAGCTTTAACAGCCATATGCTGGAATGGGAAAAGCTCAATACCAGTCAACAATTCGGTGGTGAAGGTTACGTTTTCTTTTAAAAATTTATATAACCAAATTTTAGCTTTTATGTCTTCTAAATACCCTTCAAGTTCTAGAACCTGCTGGTTAACAGGCTCTCTTTTTAGTGGCTTTTGATTTCCAATGTCCCAAGTCATTCTCTCTCCTTATCTAAAAAATATTGCACATCCACATCCCATAGCTTCTTACCCAAAAGCAAAAGTTTTGGAATGATTTCTTCACTGTGTTTTCTGTTATCTGTAAAGACAAATTGACAGTTTCCTGCAAATTCGTGTTGAATCGAAATTAAGTTTGAGAATACCCAGCCCAACTTAGGCGCCCTTCTGCCTCTAGTAAATATAGCTTCTTTTTCTATAGTTTTAATTGGCTTCTCGACAACGATATACATATAACTGTCAAGCTCCACACATCTTTTCATTTCTCTTCTAAATCTATCTACTTGGCCGCCAAATGTTGATAAGAAGTCACCAGCGCTTTTTCTATCTACAAAAGTATTTGAAAAATTATTTCCACCCAACGTATAATCTCCAAAATCTAATTTTAAAATTTGTGATTTAGGAAATTCCAATGGTTGCTGCTCTCTAGTATCTATCAAAACCTCCACATCGACGTTTTCGCTGAATTCTTTGGGCATACCCTTGTTAAAGATGGGCTTGGCGCCCATAGCTTCGCAAGCTTTTGTGTATGTCCCAAAGTGTTTCTTGTATACGTCCAAATCGGGTAGTTGGCGTTTTAATAACTCTAGATAAAATGGCGCGTGAGTATATTTCTTTTGTTTGATTCTCCTTTGGGCGAGTTCGATAATGTAATCCTTAACCTCTGAATCTGGCGCTGACTCGCACCACTTTACAAGTTGTGAACGGTTAATGAAATCGTTTTCGAAATATTCTTCCTTCTTCTTGAATGGCAGTGGATTGCCGTTGAGTTTATTAAAACGCGGGTAATGTTTTACATAGTAATCCGCCACATACATCTTATGTGCTTTAAGATGACTGTGCAGTGATTTTTCAGAGTCAAACTCTGCTCCACATTCTTTGCATTTATAAGACATCGTCAATTCCAATACCTAGAACGCGAGCTTTCCAAGCTGCCATACCTTCCAGTCTTTGGGCTTCTTCTTTGATTATTTCTTTTTGCATTTCTGCAATGCGTACCATGTTTTTTCGCTCTTCTTCCTCTTGGAAGAGTTGTACGATAGAAAGAAAGGATGCGGTTTCCTTTTGCTTGTTCGCTAGACGCGCTCCACGATCGCCCTGAAGCTTTTTTGTGAGATTTTCGATACGAGACTCACATTGATGATATTCGGAGCTTTTAGCCTTAATAATTTCAGCCAGACGCACTGTCATTTCGTCTTGGTCATCAGCGCTTTCAAACATATCGTTGAGTTTTTGCAAATGACCTGTAATTAACTCAAGGTTGATAATTTCCTTGGCAACATTCATATACAAGTTAAGTTCATCAGCAGTAAGGTCTGGCTTGTCCCAAGTCAGTCTGATAAACTCCTGCTCAAACAATTCCTTGTCTCTGGCATTTGTATAATTGTTTACGATAGCAACAAATCGTGAATTACTAAGATTGATACGCAGTTTGTCACAACAAGCTTTTTGATTGCGCGACATTTTATCTTCTTCCAATCCATAACCTGTAGAATCATTGATTTTTTTAATGATCCTAGAAATAGCTTGAGGAGGAACGTAATTACCAGCGGCGTCTTGACCTCTTTCTTTTTCTTCTTCTCTTTCTTGGTTTACAATGTCATTGATAACTCTCCAAGGCTTTGAAAGTCTTGTGGTTTTCCCGCCGAAAATAATATCTGCAATTTCAGAAGTATTTAAACCGTCGCCTTTAAGTTCTTCAATTTTATCTAACTGCTCTTCACTTAGCTCTATTTCTTCTGCTTTTTTGCGTTTTGTGGTTTTTGTTTTGAAGCCGTTTTCTGCAAGATACTTTGTGACTGCTCTGCCTTCCTTTGATCTGCCGTCAATTTTATCATCGTTAAACACAATACGGGTTATGTTTAAGATGTTGGGGTCTTTCTGAAAACTTTCTAGGATTAAATCTTTTTGCTCTTGTGATAATTTAATCATAATATATCTTTCTCCTTGATTATCTGTTTTGCTTTTTCTTGGAAAATCTTTTTTAAGTTTTTGATTTGCTTGTAGCCAGCAGAACGTTTCTTTTCGTTTGTTTTAAACCCTAAATATCTTGCAACTTCTTCTTCTGATTTGTTTTGGACAAACAGCATTTTAAATGCGTTGAAATGTCTGGGGCTTAAATGTGGCTTCATTTCCATAGCAAGTTTATAAGTGGCGTTTTCTAAGTCCAAAAAGTTGTCTGGCTTTTCATGGATTTCGTAAATATGGTTTTCCATAGTTACTGCTAACTTTATGTCGTATGCTGTTTTTTTCTTTTGTTCCCACTCTCTGTATTCTGCGCAAGAACTATCCTGAATTTCGCTTAATGTTCTAGAGCATCCGTCTCCACCCATATTAAACTGGCAACGCAAACACGGTCTAGCATAGTTGCCGTAGTGGTTTCTTAGCAGGTTTTTAAATTGATTTGAAACAACCCTACTCAACCAAGGCTCTATTGGCTTGGACTGATCCCACAAGTGCCACTTCTTGTAGATATGAGTCATAATGACTTGCTTTATGTCATCATAATCTACATAAGCTACTGCATCCAGATCCCACTTTGCTCTTTTTCTTTCCAGCGCCGCTTCGATCTGCTTAAGCTTATCCTCAAAAGAATACATTACAGATCGTCGATACTTTTGGTATTATTCTGTCTTCTTTTGGGGGCTTGCTTTCCTCCTAGAGAACCTATGGTTTGTTGATGGCTTGCTCCAAGGTCATCCAACTCATATTGTAGACTTGAAATGTTTGGGACAAAAGCTGAATCAGTATAACCGTCAGAGGTTTCGCTAGCTTTAGAGGGGATTGAAGTTTTACACGCAGGAATATCTTCGTCCTTTTTGGATGAAGTTTCGTTAATGTTAGTGCCACAGTTTGGGCAAAAATTGGGTGGATTGAATTTGTATTCTAGCTTATGCCCACAATTAAAACAAAATTTAGTCATGGTTCATAATAAGATAAAAAATAATTTTTTAAATTTTTATTTTTCCAACTTAGATACAATGAATTTCAAAATTTCGCTCCTCTTAATATCTTCTGTGCCGAATCTTGTGCAGAAAATTCCCTTGTCTTTTGACTCTTCATCATCAAATGCGTTGAAGATTTCTGCGAATCCGCTTCCACGAATATCGCTCTGCATCATATCGCCGCAAATAATAATCTTAGAATCTTCGCCAATTCTGGTTAGAACTGTCATTAGTTCGTTATATGTAAAGTTTTGAGCCTCATCAACAATAACGACCCTGTCATTCCAGTTCGCGCCTCTTACAAAATTAACTGGCATACATTCGAATTGCCTTTTCTCGCGCAGGAATTTTATATCTGGTGTGTGAAGCATTTCCTCAATCTTATCATAAAACGGAGTGGCGAAAACGCCGAACTTCTCATCAATAGATCCAGGAAGCGAGCCAAGGCTTCTCTGAGAGCTTTCAGCTATACTCCTGACGTATAGGATATCTTTTTCAAGGTCAGAGTCCATCATGAGTTGCAAAGCGCAGTATACAGCCATATACGTCTTTGCAGTCCCAGCGGGTCCAGATAAAAACATCAGTTTTGTTTCGTCATCAAGCGCGGTTTTTAAAAAATCGACCTGATTTTGAGTAAATCTAAATTTACGTTCCTTGAATCTTGTTTTGTGATTCAATTGTTTGAACTCTAATTTTGACATTCTATTTCTATTACACTATATTACTTGAGTAATTCTGTAATAGTTATATTTCCACGGGCTAAATCTCCACCCTGAATAGAAACATTTTCTGCTGTTATGCGGCCATCAACTGCGTTACTAAAACAAGTATCCCCTGCGGCATTTTTCAATAACAAATTTAACTTTCCTGGATTTGATCCTGTGAGTGGAACCAGTTTTTGTATATTGTCTCCCTGAATTGATAAACTATGTTCCGCCGTCATTAACTCAACAACAGATGGGCCATAATCTCCAATTTCATAAATTGGCATACGGTTTGCAGAAAACTGATATTGAATAGATTCGTAAACGGAAATATCATTTAATGTTTGTGTCGCAGCTTGGCCTTGTCCACTAAATACCGAATAAGCCCCATGAGCATAAGTGCTAAAATCTGTTGAATCTACCCAATCTGTGTTTGCTCCTGTCCCAATTTTTCCTCCGACGTTGGTTGTTGTAAGAGGTTGGTAAATAGCAAAATCACACTGCACCAAAACAGGCTGGTATGGAGCAAGAGTATAAGAGAATGAAGTTAAATACGCCCCCGATGCAGTTATGCCATTTGGTCCACCTCCAATGGCAAAATAAGCACCGTCGTCTCCAACATCCCCTGTGTAATCTGTTGGATTAAACTCTCCATCATCAACATAGCAAGAAAATGACAACGAGGCGTTTGGAGGTCCAGCAAGATTAAAGTTGTCTTTCGTCGGGGTTTTGCCAAGCAGTCTTGTTGGCGCAATATTTGGGGTATAATTAAGTTGAACCTGTTGAGCGAACACCATTTTACTACCAGGGTCAGTCGCATCCAAACCTCCACCGTCAGCCAAAGTGCCAAAATAAATTGGTAAATCCTTATATGAAATATATGCCATAATGTTTATTACACTTTTTTGTATCCTCTATACGTTAAATTAGCAACTATTGTGTCGCCAA